TATCCCTCCCAGGATTGAGAGTTGCGGTGCCCACCGTAGGAATTGTCTCTCGCATAGCGGGTTTGAAGGCTAGGTCTACCTGTATTCCCAGGGGATAAATTGTAACTTCTAGCAAAAGGGCAATGGCTGTTTCCACTTCTGCACAGGCTGAGTGGTATGGGTTCGATGTCGACGAGAATGGGGTTGTTTGTGATGAAACACCTCATTTGAGACTGGCGCAACTCGACCACAAAGATGACGTGGGAAAGGTTGAGTTTGAGATGTCTGCTGTGGAGGCTATGACGTTGCTGGATGGTTTTTATGACGCTCGCGTCGTGAAACCACTGGCACCGCCTACTTGTGTCATTACCAAGTGGGGCATGGAGTGGCTCAGGCGTACATTATTTGGTGACTTGGACGTTGATACGTTTGTTACTGATGCTGTGCGCTCACTCGATGTTGAAGCCAATGATCCACTTGATTATGTTGAAACCCATGAGCATACATTCTCGAAAGCAGTGGTCGTTCAAGGGCAGCAAGTTAAATTGGAACGTGTCGTTAAAACGAAGAAGGTGTTGAAGAAGGGGAAGCGTACCAACTTCTCCTCCGCACTCGCGCATCTTGCATATAATAAATTCGGCGCACGACCAATGACTGAGGCAAATGTGCTGGTGACTAGGAAGTGGTTGGCAAAACTGCTCAGTGAGCCAGAGTACAAGGACTTGCGTGTCGTTGATCGGAACATTGCCATCGATCGGGCATTGTTTTTGTCATTTGTGCCTACTAATGAGTTCAGAGCAATGAAGATTGCCTGTGCTACTAGAACATGGCAGAAACGTGTCGACCCGAAGGGCCTGCTTGGCGGACTTTTTGGGAAGGCATTTATGCTGGTCCGGGATGATGTCCCGGACGGCATTATGCTCGAATAGGGGGGCCCTGTGCCGTCCACTGGTTCAGGTTGCGGTGATACCAAGGCCATACCGTATGTGATGACTGCTGATTGGCAGACATTGCATTTTGGGTGGCCTGGGGAAGATTCTCAGAGACTGGACCGCTTGCAGTGGAGAACGGCATTGGGTACCCCCAAGGAGCGGCGCTATGTACGAGTGGCTGGCGTTGCCCCTGATGTTGACATTGTGCCATTCAATAATAGCCTCAATACATTGTTGAGAGCTGTAACTGAGAGGGTCTTTTTAGTTAAAGATGGGCAGGGTGGGTTCTGTGCCCCCCCTCGTCCGTCGCCCGGTGTCTTTTCTAGCCGATTAAGTTCGGTCAGACAAAAGTTGTTAAAATATCTTCCCTCGACCGCCCCATGTTCCCACCAACAGTTTGTTGATGGCTACTCGGGCCGCAAGAAGGTTGCTTACCAACGAGCTCTGGATGAAATCCGTGCGGGGCGGTTTACTCCAGAGGAGGATGCTTCAGTGAAAGCTTTCATCAAGTTTGAGAAGACTGATCGTACAACAAAGAAAGACCCTGTGCCTCGGGTCATCTCCCCACGAAATCCTCGGTTTAATATCAAGGTGGGGAGATATTTATCACCTTTGGAACACAGAATTTTTAAATCACTATCCAGGTTATTTCCAGATCAGGCCCCTACAGTCATGAAGGGGTTAAACGCTGAGGCTTCAGCCCGCGCACTCCGTGCAAAGTGGGATTACTTTAATGATCCTGTGGCTGTGGGTTTGGATGCCTCACGTTTTGATCAACATGTATCGAGTGATGCATTGAAGTGGGAGCATGATATTTATGTCAATTGCTTCCATGGTAAGCATCGTGATCGCTTGGCAAAATTGCTTAGTTATCAACTCGTGAACCATTGCTTTGGTAGCACCCCTGATGGTGACGTCAAGTATGTCATTGAAGGCACTAGGATGAGCGGCGATATGAACACTTCATTGGGCAATTGCGTTTTGATGTGCTCGATGATTCGCGCTTACCTAGATGCTAGGGGGGTGGAGGGAGCGTTGGCCAACAATGGTGATGATTGCGTTGTTTTTATGGAACGGCGTGATTTAGCCAAGTTTTCCAATGGTCTTGGGCAATGGTTCAATGACATGGGATTTAATATGGTAGTTGAAGCGCCTGTAGATGAGTTTGAGCAGGTTGAGTTCTGCCAAACCCGTCCCGTGTTTGATGGGGAGACTTGGATCATGTGCCGCAACCCACTCACCGCCATCCCTAAGGATTCAGTCATGTTGAAATGTTTTGACAATGACAAGATCTTTAAAGGGTGGCTGGATGCTGTTGGTACAGGTGGTCTATCTCTAACAGGAGGGTTACCAGTGTTCCAGGCAATGTACAGCGCATACGTACGATCAGGTAGGAAGAGACCCATACCCCAGGAGCTGTTACCCTGGAGTTTTAGGAACTTGACTATGGGCATGCGTCGTCAACCCGGGTTTGTTCGACCCGAAGCACGATTCTCGTTCTGGCTCGCATTTGGCGTAACCCCAGATGAGCAATGTGAACTCGAGAAGTACTATCAGAGATTGACGATCCATGGAGTTCCTGGGCCATATCAGGCCCGCCCGATTTTCCAGTAAATTGGGCACCCCAGGCGGAGGCGGTGCGTCACGACACCGGGGTAGCTAGTGAATGGGGTCCCCACCTTAACAACCAAATTCAAGGTTTTGAGCTAATATAAATGCCAAGTGACTGCACGGTTGGCATGGTTGGTGGGGATGAACAGTCCGGTTGAGTCGCCGTATCCCATAAAGACTCATGTCATACACACATCAACAATATAGAAATCAATTGCCTCCTTCTGTTCCCACATTACCAATCCGTGGAACTCCACCTTCAGTAAATTGGGTTGGACCTAGCGGTAAGAAGCTAGGTTATACCCCATCTCGAGGAGAGATAGACTCAGGCACAGCTCGGTTGTACAATCCTCAAGGACTCAACCGTACCCCCCCTCTTCGACAGGTCGGGGACGTATTGGGTGCAGGTGCAACTGCTCTTGGTTCAGCATCTTTGGTAGCTCCTGCTTTGGCTCCCGTTGCTGCTGGTTTAGGAGTTGGTTACGGTTTGTACAAGATCGGTGAAGGATTGAAATTATGGTGAGCAAGAATTCTACATCTACCATGGCACCTCGGAAGATGGACAGCGGTCGGACTCGGATTCGTCCTGTTAAACGACAGATGAAGACTCGAGGTCCCCCGCAACAGCCAGTGGTGTTTGGACCTGTTGCGACTATTGATACCGCACCGGTTGCTATCGGTAACTCTGTTTCCGGTAGTGAACCAGTTGTTACACATATGAAAGACGGAGTTCGTATTAGAGGGAGGGATTTCTTCCTCAATATTGATGCCGTCCAGTCTGGGCTATCTGGTTGGTATTTGGTGGGTGGTGCGCCACTGGTTCCCCATGCTCTTACCAGTAGTCTGTTGAAATCGTATGCCGGTATTTATGCTAACTATGTGGTTCATGGGATGGCTTTCCATTTCATCACCGCTGTTGGCACTGGCACACAGGGAGACGTGGCTATGATGATTAATAAGAGCGTGGCTGACCCAATTATTGATTCCAGTAGTAATAACTTCTTAAGCGTGTTGTTGAGTGATAAGAACACGGTGTTTGGGCCTCTTTGGAAGAACCACACTGCCGTGTTCCATCCCCCTCCACGTGTGTATAACACGGATATGCTTAATGATGAGGACCTGGATCATAGGGGTCCGGGAGAGTTGCTCATATTTACACGATCATCAGTGGAGCAAACTCCCGGATATGTGCTTATGGATTATGACATCACTTTTAGGACCATGCAGGTGAACATTCGTGCTTTGACGTTTCCTATTACCAAGATGAAATACCATCAAACTGGTATCGGCACATCTTCCACCCCTGTCACTATAGGGGACGTTGCTTTGATGAAGATCGATGGGTTTACTCTCGATGGTTCAGCTGCTACGCCCCCCGTTGGAATTCAACTTGGGGATATTTATAAGGTTGTGTTTAATCTTGGTATTAAGACGCTGAATAATGTTACGTTGGCCAACCTTTTTGGTTCTCAGCTTATTAGCGGGAACACGTCTGTTGTCATTGATCCAATGACCATTACTTATGGTACCACGATTTACGCCTCAACATATCAATTGACTGGTAGTCCTGTGTTTACTTTCTACCCAACTTTTGAGGCGGCTAAAGCACAATCGAAGCCTTTGGTGCATAATGTTACAGATACCATTAGTGCCTTCATACCTGCCCACTTTTCTTTTGTGGGCACAGTTGGTGACACTAGGTATACGCAAACTGCTATATGAGGTGTATGACCGTCTCTTTACCGGCTGAGACGTTAATCAATGGTTCCGGGTTGCATCTTCTTTACATTATTTGTATTTATGCATTTGTACTCGTCGTGACTGCCCATGGAATGCGTAGGAGCTTGCTGGTGGTACGGTCCAATGGGATGGGACTTTCGCGGCGAGTAGAGGAAACGGTAACCTCGTTAAATCCACCACTAGACCCCGTCTTGGCGGTTCCAAGAAAAACAGAAAATCCCCGTGGGTTTCCTAAAGCGTAGCGCCCTGGAAATCCGCCGTGCAAGCCGGCATCCTTTGTGGAAATTGCC